AGATCCCAATAAGCGTCCATAGAAACAACCAATGCTAAGTCTTTCATGCTCAAGCCCCACTGTCCTAGACCGCGTCTAGCTTGCAGTAACATTTTAGCTGTAACTTTAACAGAACCATCTGCTTTAGCAGTTGTAACTGAAACAGCGCTACCAGCAGTAGCTATGGCACGAGTGATCAAACCGGTAGGGTTGTTAGCAACACCAGAACCGCTAATAAACGCACTGTCGATAGCTAAAGAGTGAGCTTCTACCAACTGGTCACGTAGTAACGGAAGGATAGGTATGATTGCATCTTCATCTGTTTCATCAGTGATGTAAGACTTACCAGCAAGCTTGAAAGTATTAAGTGTGATTTCAGTCAATGCTTTAGTAAGTTCAGCACCAGTACTTGCAGCAGCACCGTAGTTTGCACCGTCAACCCAACCAGCACTTGTTGAATTAGGATTGATTGGCAAAATTTGAGTTGCAGAGTTCAATTGAATCTCTCTGAACAATGGCTGTACAGTAAGCATTTCTTTCATAGACTCATATAGTCTAGAAGTTACTTCTTGCTCGTACTTATCAGAAGAAACCTGGCCAGAAGAAGAAGCGTTAACTGCTTTCTCTGATAGTTTTCTACCAAACTTAGTATCAAAAAGGTCCTTCTTGCATACTTTAGCAAGGATATAAGCATCTTCGATTTCTTTAGATGTAAATGCACTCTTAGCGCTTTCATCGCCATAATGCATCTTGTTGTCTCTAGCTGCTAAGATAGAACGGATTTCTTCGTCCTTACTTTTGATATCAGTCTGTAGCAAAGCTACCTGCTTAGCAAAAGCTTCAGCGCCTTCTTTTTGTGACTTTTCAAGATCAGCAAGTAAACGCTCAGTCTGAGACTTAACCATTACTCCGATTCTTACTTCATCACGCTCTGCAGCAGCTTTTTCTTTAGCAGCTTTTTCTTCTGCTTCTAAGCGGGCGCGCTCTACTTCGGCGTTATTGGTTTTAAGTGTAGCTTCAATAAGAGCCTTCAATTCTTGTTCATTCATTAAAATTTCCTCGTTAGGATGGTCATTCTCAGACACGGATTTGTTTGTTGTGTAAAGTGATTTGAATTCTGCAACTTCTTCATCCGTGTCAAAAGACTTAGATATAGAAAAGATGCTTGTTTGATTCATTGGAACAGATACTACCGAAGTTTCATGCAATTCCAAGTCTTTTATAAGAAAGATGTCAGTTGCAGTATCATAGTCTGCGTCAAGTACCCTAAAACCAACAGAAAAAGCTGTAATAACTTCGTCCTGAATCAACTGGTAGATTTCTCCAGCTGCTTTAGAGATTTTTGCTTTAATTCGAAGTCCTTGATCAGTAACTTCATGTTCAATCATTCTACCAACAGGACGTGAATGGTCATGGAAAGCTAGAATAACAGGGTTCTTTAAATAATTAGTTAGTGCATTTTTGGTTTCCCAAGCTGATCTGACAATTACATCGCCTGCGCGATCTTTATCAGTAGTATTGGCATAACCTTCGATAATTAAATCATCAGAGTCATCCGAAGATTTAGTCACTGAGCTAATTGAGGAATTAAGACTAACTATTTTATTACTTTTTAGTTTCATTCTTAGTGACTCCTCTATCAACTTTAGTCTTGCCAGGCGCTAATTTTATTTTAGCTGAAACCTTTAATTCTTTATCTTGTGACTTTAGTAAGCCTATCATAGTTTCGTAAGACTTAAACTCTTTACGGATTTGCTGTCTAGAGTACGGTGCTGTTATATGTGCACAGTATTCATGGCATTCCATATCGAGGTTTTTATCTTTGAAAAACTCGGCTAAGTCATCTAACATAGTATCTGACATTAAGCGTCCTCGCTTGGTTTGGACGGCGCACCGCCTTCTTCTCCAGAGACCCCCGTAGCGGACCCTGCAACATTGTTTGGTATTCTAATATAATCCAGCAAAGATGCACTAGGACCTTCAGTTATAGAGTCCAGTCTTAAGGCATCTCTAGCTTCACTTCCTAGCATTATACCATTATTTACTAAGCCAGTATAATACGAAGCTTCGTCACGCAGATCTGGTCTGAGAGCTCTAACTTCAGAAACGTCTTCTTTCATATCATAAGCAAAGAACGCTTCAAACGCAGATAAAAACATCTTAATTGCGGGTATTACAGTGGTTTGGTAAAATAACTTTAAGTTAGGAGATATATTAGCGTTATTTCCTGAGTTTAATAAAACAGGGGGTACTCCTAAAGCTTTCAGTATTCTTTCTTCATGAGACGTTACCCCGTCCTTGAAGTCCAAATCTTTTAAGTTACCGGGGTTGATAGAGTCCAGTTCTAAACCACCATCTAGAACTACAGGTCTTCGACCTCCAGTCTTGGGGTTGTACTTGGCTCTCCATTCGGCAACCATTCTATCTTTAATTCTTTGACTTAAAACATCTTTAGTCTTTAGTACTAAACCTGGTACTGCACCATTCTCAAAGAAGTTTTCTTGGTAGCCAAGCATTGCATCTAGTATAGAGATGCTCTGAGTGGCTGATTTAAGCCTAGAGTCGCCTCTATAAATAGAGTCTGCCGAGTTATCTTTAATATGAATTATTTCATCATGTCTAAAAGGTGTCTTACCATCGTATATGTAACCTGATATAAAAGTTTTAGGATCAGATTTAATTTCCATACGTACTGCTGGTAAGTTAAATAAGTGCTCGCCGTCAAAATATATAAAACAGTTACCTTCTACAAATAAATCCATATAACATTTTCTTCTGAAAGAGTTTATGTCTTCATACGGGTTAGGTCTGTTGTTTAGTAATACTTTTATCCTTCCTGGCTGAATTTTTGCTGCTGAAGTAAATGGCAACTTAGCCTTTACATCAAAATTTACATCTGCTGCACTGTTAACTAAAAGATCCACCCCACGCCTAACTACTTCTATATTGTTGTACGCGTTGTTAAACGTTATACCACGTTTAGTGGAAGTTACTGAGTCTCCTTCCGCTTGAGCTATTAAGCTCTGGGCCGGGTTGTATTTCTCTTCTAGTTCTAAGGCAGCTTTATCTCCTGAGGCGCCACTGGAACCCCAAAGACTAAATAGGTTCATCTATTTCTCCTAGACTGAATGTTTAATTCTCTGTTTTTCCACCCACCTAGACTGTTTTGGGGCGGTTAAAAGTGCTGGACTTTTACCGTAGACTCTGTGAAGTGCTGCGTGGTGCTTGCTACAAAGTGTAACACAACCATTTACTAACTCTTCCCAGTGTTCTTCGATAAACCTGTCTCTTACTTCTATAATATCGTCAACACTAGTAACCTGTAACCCATTCTTATAAGTCCATAAGTGGTACATTTCAGCAACCGAGTGAAAGTGATGAAATTCTAGCGGCTCAGTTGTAGAGCAAATGCGACATTCTGAGTCTTTCTTGTAGTTTGATTTTACACGATCTCTAATATACTTAACAGGATCACGTTTTAACTCGGACATTTGGTTTTTCCTTGCTCTAACCTAGTTAGTACCCTGATTATGGCTAAAAACTCTCGATTAATTTTAACAATTATACCGTATACAGATAAAAATGTCAACCATTTGTTTTACTTCCACCTTCGACTGGTGCACCCATAGTGTTTGCATCTCAACAAATTTTATTGTACATAAGTATACAATGCATAGCGCAATGCATCAGCCATGTGACTGGCCTCATTATGTACTGGCTTCTCTCTTATGAGAGTGCTTCTGTGGTCCCATTGATACTGGTCTAGAGCAAATAATAAGTGAGTACAATCTGGGTCAACAATTAACTTGTCGTTCTCTATAATCCCAGCTACGTGAGCTATACCATCCAATACGGACTTCTTAGCATTTATAGTAGATATGTCGTGCTCCATAGCCCAGTCATGTCTAGTCTGCGCAGCGGCCGCGTCTATAAATATCATATCTATATCGTAGCGCACTTCCATAGCTTTAACTATCTCCGCCTGTCTAGAAGTGGTTTGCTCTGCATCTAGGTAGTCTTTTAGTGCGTAATAAAGTTCTGTATCGGGGTCATAAGCTATAACTACGAATGCTGTAGGGTCTTTAAAACCTACGTCAATTCCTGCTATAACATCCATCTGTCTTGTATCTAGCTCA